CTTGGCAACCAGTGCCGGTATTTCCTCCCATCGTGGCGGCGTCTCTATTGCATAATCGGGAAGGACAAATAATCTCTCACCTTCATTCAAGTGATAATGCAGGTTGGAAGGTGGAGCGACGACAATCCTGAGAGATCCATCCTTACTCACGACTCCAGCCGCCACATGCTTCATGGCATCCTCTTCTGCTCCTGAAGCGATGCGCTGGTAGGACCGGTATTGGGAATCTGGGTGATGGTGACATTGGCCCCGAACACGGGCACATAAACAGGAAAGGTCGCGGTAACCGCGACCCCTGCCAGCATCGAATCGAGATTTGCTTCTAGTTGCTCAATCAATTCTCCGGGCATCAGAAAAGACTTTCATATTGTCTCCTGATGTAAGCCCGCTGTTCGGACTCCTCCAATTTCTTCTCGAATGGCACGCACGGTCCATCGGCACAGGTCGGACACACCATCTTCATACAGTTGCGGCACATGGAGCCAAACTCGTCCATGGGAGCTTTTGCCTTAACGTGTATGACCCTATTGCAGTGACAACAGGTGAATGTGTCCGCCTCATAGGTTCCTGAACCAATACGTTCGCAACGCAACCCGTCGAAGTTCACTTCGGCAGGATCTGGCGCAAATATCACCGCATATCCGCCAGCCTTGCGCATGAACTACTGCTCTTGGAAATAGAGCGTAGCACTGACTGCACCGGTACCGGCAGATGACCTGGCCCTCAGCGCCGCACCGTTCGGTGAGGTAGCCGAGGAGTTTGCCGGATACACCATCTCCGAACCTGGAGCCGCTACCCAGCGATAGGAAGCACGCTGGTTGATGGCGATGTACCAGAGTTCCTGCGGCGTGGTCAGATAAGTCTCCACCGTGGAATTCACGGTAGCGGTTGCCGCTAGGTTAAGGTCCGCACCATCGAGCGCAAACGTTGACGATACGCTGGACAGCGAGAGAATGCCGCCCGTGGTAATCGCCGTAGACGCTGCATAGGTGCAGCGGCAGACATCCCACTCATAGTAGTTGTCAGCCGGTACTGCCGCCTGGCCGATGAGCAAGTCGTAGATCTTGCCACGACGAAGACTCGGATAAGTGATACCACCATTAGCGGTGGAATTGGCGACAACAACGATAGACTTGTAGGTAGCGCTGATTGCCTGCGGCACCTGCCCGGCAATGTTGGTCGAATTAACAACTCCGAAGTTTGCCATGATTAGCTCCTATCTTGGCCATTTCCATTTGCTTTCTGAAGCAACCGCTCCAGGTAGTTCTGACCTTCCACTGAAACCTCTTGTGCCCCGCCCCAGATGCTTTGCAGGTAATCCATGTCTTCCCTGGCACCCTCCAGGTAAGTGACATCGTGATCGAGACGGGCTTTCTGGTTTCGCATATCGGCAAGACGCGCCTCGATCTCATCGATCCTGGCATTCATCTTCCTGCCAAACGGGCCGGTATCGGAATAACCGTAAAGCGGCGGCGGCATCATGATATCGGACTCATAGGGAGCCCAGACCTTGCAGCCGCGCCTGGCTCCTTCAACGATCATGTTCTGCCCGCCGGGGCGTTGCAGGATGTACTCGTTCTTGGAAGCCATATCGATGCCATAGAGGGCGATCTCCTTTGCCCCTTTGTAGATGCCCAGCGCCATCATATAGGCAAACGATGAAGTAAAATTATAAGGACCAAATTCGCGCAACATATCGTGGATCGGATATGGAGTAGCCCGCGGAACCAGAGACTGATCCTGCATGTAAATTGGAAACTTCTGCGCTTTTAGCCATTCGATGTAACCTGGGCCATACGACTTGTTCTTTTCCCAGGTCAGCGCCGTACCGTGAATCTCGAACCAGGCATCGACCCTGGGCAGAAGATTGATATTGCCTGGAGAGCAACCCCAGATCGTCCATGTCGGATCGTTATAGGGAGCCAGCATTCGCGAAGAAGGTGCCGTTCCCACGCAGGCGATCTTCAATGGCTGCTCAGCCTTGGCAATCATTGGCGGTTGCGGATCGGGAAGATCGGCTCTGATAAACGTGCCAAGCTCCGGGATAGGCGGGACTTCCCCGCCATTACCCCTGAGTTTATCATTGGTTGTTTCAGTCAACTTGGTCATGACCCGATAATCGCTCCGGCAACAAAACTGACAGCTTTCCCTGCTGCGATAAACGTGGTGTTCGATCCATTGTTGATGATCACATTAGCGGGACTACCGGGAATGCCAACGGTCAAACCGCTGATGTGTGGATTACCTATGGAGTCGGTGATCATTGCGTTATCGACATTGCCGCTGCCAGAGGCAGACGGATCAACTTCGCCGCCGGTAAAAGTCAGCACGCCTGCCGATGCTATACCGCAAGGCGAAGCCAGCATGATGCTGGATAATGGCGTCGGCCCATGATTGAGCTTGAGGAAACCGCCATTGCCAATGGTATTGATAACCCCTTGCAAGCGGGCGGTGATGGCGGCCTGGGAGTAGTTAACGCTCATGCGATCTCACCTTGCATGACGCGCATCGTAAGAGTGTTTCCTACCCCCATAGCGGTCTGTGCAGTGCTACCCAGCCTCACCGCAGCGACAGGATTGGTAAACGTATATTGCACGCCATCTGGATAAGCCGTGCTTGACAGGAAATGCGTTCCTGGCTGCCCACTGGCACTGCTGACAATCACCCACTTGGCAAGTGATGAGCCGCCGATCAATTGCAGGTCGTCCATCGTGTATTGGATGGTTAGATCACAGGCAAAGCTTGAACTCGCCGTAACCAAGATGCCGACAGGCTTGCTTTGCCGCCAATTAAGGGCAACCGGCGTAGAAGTGGTCGTTGAACCTGTACTGATACTTACTGTCGCGTAAGGCATGCACGGCCTCAGTTCTTCGGTCTTAACCTGTCAAAGAAGGTTTGCAGCCGCGCCCGCCTCCCTGTGTCTCCAGGAGCGTTCCGATTCTCTTGAGCGTACTCCTGGCTCGTCATTCCTGCCCTATGGGCCGCTTGCCTCAAGGCCCCTCTATGTCTGCCCGCATACTCCGTCCTGCTTTCAGTCCTGCCGCCTGCGGCGCGAGGATTAACGACAGGACTTACGAAGGGGATGCGTCACTTGGGGAAGCGTCACTACGCCCGCCCCGCTTCAAGGTACGCCCACCTCTCTTGTAAGACGGGCTCGCATCCGATGGGGAGGCATCGGTACCGCCGCCTCTCGCCCGCTTCTGTCCGCGGAAGCCCTTGCCAGCAGACGAGAATGGGTTCTTATCAGAGCCACCCGCACCACCACCTCTGGCCCTGGAAGCAAGACGCTGCTGGGTCTTGGCCCCGGAAACCGTCCCACCCCGCTTGAAGTTGGCGGTCGATTTGGCTTCCTTGATCACGTTCGAGCCAGCGCCTGTATAGGCAGTCGCTCCACCAACATTGCGCTTCTGGGCCTTATGCCTGTGTGCCATTTCTTTCTCCTTTATCCGAGGACCGATTGCAGGGCCTTGAGAGTGTAAGTTACGCCGCCGCCGAGAGCAGAAGAGAACAAACGCAATCCACCAAGGGGGCTGAGAACCGTCCAGGTCAACCCGCCGACCGGTTCCAATGTCGTTGACGAGACAATGGCAACCGATGTGCTCAGTGCCGCCCAAGTCGCGGTACCGGCGGCTCCTGTCGCTCCGGTGGCACCGAATGCGGTTGGATCATCCAACGTATATTGCACACCGAAAGTGCCACAGGAACCGGTGGTCACCGTCAACTGGACACTGGTAGTGCGCTTCACCGGATCAAGAATGATGGCCGGTGATGTTCCGACAGAGGAGAGGGTAGTGCTGAGGGTGGCCATAGATTACTCCTTTAGTCTTCCGTTGCGACGGTCCATTCGACCGTGTTTGTCTGTTCGGCAGCAGCGCTCGTTTGCGGTACCTGAAAGCCATTCTGGTTGGTATAGACATATGGCCCAACCTGAATGTTGAAGGGAAAGAATATGCAAACCATGCTCCTACCTCATGAAGTTGGGAATGTGCCCCACACCGAACGCCAGTCGTAATAGGTGGGTACATAGCGCTGGTAACCTTTGACCAGCAGGTTATCGGTGGTGAACTCCACGCTCATATCCATCTCGAACGGCTTGCGGTGGAAAAACACCAGCCCGTCATGGTTGGTAAGGATGAACCAGGCGAAGCCTGATGTTAGATAATCCCACACCAGGAAGCCTTCCTTCAGACTCTCCTGCATGCCGAGAATGGCATTGACATCGTTCGATGCCGTGCCTGGCCTAAGCTCTGAGCGGAACAACCTGAGCGCTACTGGCTCCAATGCCGGAGGCACGATGACCTTCCTGCCTCTGGCGTGAATCTTGAGCCCGGCATTATCACGCCAGGTATACCGGATGGTGATCAGGGCATTGAGCAGCGTTGTCTCGTTGAGATCCACATCCGGGCTCGGATCGTTGGCAATCGTGCCATACGGCGCATCGATAGGATGAACGCCACTGAACAGGGATACACCATCACCACCGATGGCAGTGTTATAGACGTTGCCTGCATTGAAGACGTTAGCGGCATAGATCTCTTCGGTTTCCTTGAAGCTCTCCATCAGGCCGTCATTGGATGGGCCAAACTCACTTTTATACAGATTATCATCTATTGCTTTTCGGGTTATGGCGTAACCGAGGCCGATCTCGAAGTGCTCGGCATTGTAGACGAACCGCTGACCGGCGTTGTTATCAAACGAGGTCGGGCCGCCTTCCTGCTTGAGTTGGGCAAGGCCGAGGTATCTCATGGCAGCCCTGCGCTCCAGGGCCATGCTTGAGTTGGTTTCCCTGAAGACCTTGGGCCATTGCCTTTCAATCATCGGGTACTTGCCGCTGATACCCCATAGTCCCGGAAGAAGCAGATCACGGATCTGACTTAATGCGACGGGCATCTATCTCTCCAGTAGCTCCCCTTGGGTACGGTAAGGCCCTCCGCCCTACTCTCGTTAGATACTCCAAGAGACTTCGGATCTCCTCATCAAGTAGAAAGTATCGTAGCGGCTGCCGCACCACCGATTGTACGCCTGGTGAAGTTAGCCGGTTGCACGACAGCAATCTGGAAACCTTCTGCGGTGGTGGATGTACCGTTCACCCCAGGAGGCGCGTAGTTGGAATACATGTCCACGATCATGAACTGACCAGCAGAGGTCAGACCGGTGGCCAGGCTCGACTGCAAGAACATCACGCTCTGACCGGTGGTGGTATTGCCTGAGCTAGAGCCGACAAGGCTGCATGGCAGCACCTGACCAATAAGGCTAGTGCCGAGAACTGCACCACTTGAGCCTTGAGCGTAATAGAGTTGTTCAGGGTCGCTGCAAACAAAGGCTTTGACATCGCCTGCTGCACCAGATCCTGGCCAATAGCTCGACCAGGTAACCCTGCCTACAGCCGTATTGTAATACTCGCACCCAAAGAAGATGCCATAACCGATGAGACCGACAGCGGCTGCGGTGCCGCCTGCCGAACTACCCAGCGAGATGAGATAACCAGGAGTTGCGCTGCTGTTTTGCACCACATCGCCGGTAAATATTGGCGTCGTATAAGCAGACGATATAGCGCGTGTTTCCAGCCCCATCGTCGGAGCCATACCATCGCGGTGTCCCATCTGACGGAAGCCAAAAGGAGAGAAGGTGTTAACCAAGGACGCCTCCTATTTTGCAGACAAAAAGCAAAGCGATCAGCAGAGTCATTGTTGACTCGATGCTAATGACTTGCGGAAACTGATGAATAGCCATAGTGGCCCGAAGTTCGTTACGGGAAACCACCAGGCGTTGGCGGGTTACTCTTTGACCGGCGCGGTCAATCTTCCATACGGAAGACTAGATTTAGTAGTCTAAGATCAACAAAGCGCTAAATGTCAATAGCGGAAATTATCATTGTTTATTTCTCTGGGATGTCCAGTCTCTCAATCGTCCTGTTGATGCGATTGGAAGTCAACGCACTCTCATGCCGACTATCGAGAGTTGTTCCGATATCTCCGGCTCTCCATGACTGTTCTTTCAGCCTTACTTGATTAAGCGCAGCCCTTCTATCCACTTGCCGCGCCTTCTCCGAGATCTCTACCGGGCGAGCCATTAACACGCTGCCATCAACGGTAATCTCTCCCGGATCGTCCTTCTTCATAAACATGCCATTGAATTGCCCATCAAAGTCTGTCTGATGAACAGGGGTCCAACCACGTTTCTCAAATACCT